GGAATCCATAGAGTCCTCGTTTTGCTTGAATATCACGGAGATATGGTTCAACAATGTTGACGAAGTTTGCTCTGGTAATTTGATCATTCAGTTCAAAGAGTTGTGCCTCTGCAGACTTCTGAAGTGCTTGCTCAACTGTAAGGAACAGTCTGCGAACGTTAATTCTATCGAAAGCAGAAGCATAACCAAGAGCAGTCTTATCTCCAAAGAGAAGAATACCAATTCCTGGTTGATTTACAATCGCATTAACTCTTTGAGGATACAGTTGATCTCTCTGAGCCTTATTGGGATTATATGCGAGTTTGATTGCGTTGTTCAGAATTCCTCTTTGTTGTCCTGCAGGTGAGAACCATGGGAAGGCAAAGATGGAAGTTCTTACACACAGACCAGCAACATCTGCGTTACATGGAATGTAACGGAATTTGTTATTGAATCTGTCATAAGTGTACTTATATCCACTATCAAAGATTGCATATGACGAAGATGAAAGTGAACTGAAGAACTGAATTACGTTATCAGTTTGTGTGTCCGTGTTTGTAATAGGACCACCATCACCTTGAAGAAGATCTGCTTTGTGTGGTGAGACAACAGCAATACAATCTTTTCTATTGTTTGCGATAGAAATGAGTTGATTTGCTTTTGCCTGAGACTCAAACTTATTACCAAGACCAGGACCCATGATCAGATAATCAACAGCAATTTCATCTTTGTTCGAGAAGAGATTGTATGATGTAAAGAGATTTCCGAGAGATGCAGTCATTCCATTTGTTGAGGAATAATCAACACCACCACCTAAAGCATAAGTTACGTTGCCAAGTGAACTAAATGTTATACCTTGAGCAAGTTGGTTCCACTGACCAGCACTTTCCGTGATTTTAGTGAATCCTGAAGAGAAACCTTCTGCAATTGGTGTTGTTCCATGATATGTGTCATCACCCGTCGAAGGGTTGTCACCAACATAAACATAAGATGAGAAGAGTGCCAGGTAATCCTTCCAGAAAATCTTTTGAGGTGCATTAACTGCAGAGATCGCATCAGTTGATTTGGAAAGATTCAAATGCTTCTCTAAGAGATTGCCCTGAATACCAGTTACCGAACCAGTATCATCAACAACAACTACGTGCAGAGCATCATTTTTACCCTGTCTATCGAGAACATATCCGTTGCTGATTGGCTTAGGTGCAATCGAACTCCAGAAAATCGTAGTGTTTGTCAGATTCAGAGTTTGTGAATCATACCAATCTGCTACAGTTGTGATTGCAGAAACTGTTCCGTTTCCTGTTGCAATACCAGAGTTATTGTAGAAGGTAATTGAATCTGATGCTTGGAATGATGCATTTGCATTTCCTTGAGCATAAGAGATTGGATATTCGGTTCCATTATCTGTCGCTGCGGTGGAAACCCTGGACAGAACCTTAATATCAATCGTGCTATTACCAGTTGTTGATGCTGTAGATACTCCAGTGATGATTCCCTTGATGTATCCATTGAATCCTGTGGTTGAACCAACACCAGGTATAACCGCATTTACAAGGGGAGTTGTGACACCATATCCAATAATTGCACCAGCACCACTTGGATTAGTTGTAGTGATTCCCAGAGTTTGATCTGCCTTATCATCAATCATGCAGATCTTCAGATTGTTTGCCCAAGAACCTGGGTTCTTTGCAGCAAACACGTAATTTGCGATGTCATCAGCATAGTTTGCTTGATAATCATCAAAATTCTTAATCTTCAGTGAGGTTGTATATGCAAAACCTACACCTGCGTTTGCGTTATTAAGGGTTGTACCATCAGTTCTTACAACCTTAAGAACACCACCATATGAAAGGAATGATGATGCACTCATCCAATACTCGTACTGGCCATCCGTAGAGAGTGGTTTGCCAAATACGTTAATGAGTTCTTGTTCTGTGGTAATGTCAATTGCATCGTCAACTGGACCAATTGAGAAAGGACCCGCAATTGCTCCAATATTATCTAAAACATTATCAGCTCTCCCTACAGTTAAATCAACCTCTCTGACGAGCACGCCTGGAGATAATTGAGGAGTCGCCATGTTTTTCTCCTGATACTTCAGTTTGTCTGAAAATATTTATTAAAATTGACTTTTTAGGTGGGGAAACGGTGCATGAACACCTACCAATCGGGGTATGACCAGTCCGAAAAAGGATCTTTCTTTTTCCTTTCACTGACAATTCGTTTAATCGTACACTCTTTACACTCATAAGAATATGAAGAAGGTACAGGACCTCTATTTTTTCTAGTCCTATAAAATCCTTCAATCAAATTTTTTAACTCACCACAAGTCCTACACTTTCTATCATTTAATAGCAAATGTCCTAATCTAATCTGTCCATCTAAATCCATCAAGATAGATACTCCCACATATAAGATCTATCGCCATACTCATCTGAATACCAACGATCTCCGTCAGAATCTACAAAACTATCACCGTCCATACCATCAACAATAAATCCAAAAGGTGCCATATCTTGCTCAATCTGATTCTTTTGTTCCTCATAGATTCTTTTGCGAACGTCCTGATCGGTCAGTTCTTTGAAGTAGTCCTGCGCAACCAACCAAGCATAAATTACAAGACACATTGCCAAGTCATCATTGCAACCTTCTTCTGCCTCAAATGAGTTGTGCTTCTGGATAAAGGTTGTAAGTTCTGCGATGATCTCATAATCACTTAAAAGAAGTTTGTTTTCCTCAATCATTGTCTTGAGGTTTAAGCATCCAACCTTCTTAACCGTCTTGGACATTTTCACTCCAAGTTGGGTTTTCTTTCCAGAGAATCCCTGTCCAACAATTTGTCCTGCTCTACCACGCATAGAGCACATAAGAAGATTATTATACTCTAAGTCATAATGAACAATACTTGCTACTTGATCTCCAACGTCATTCACTTCGCATAGAATATAAGACTCATTATAGTTCTTTGCTACATCGACAATAATACTTGGAAATAGCATCGGTTTGATTTCGTTATTCCGATACTTTGCGACTACCTTATGTGGGAATGTTGTGATGTCTATAACTGTAAAAGCAGAATAATCGTTTCCAACACCACGAGCAACGTCAACTGTAATTACATAATCATGTTCTTCCTTAACATCCTCATAAACATCCAAACCAGCACTTCTCTTGAGTGGATGATCATAAACCAAACTCTTAAGTTTACTGGGAGCAATTAGAGTATCAACTGATCCGAGAAATTCGCACTCAAACTCAACCTTAAACTGCTGATCTGAAGTGTTTGCAATAGTTTGAGCTTTCCAAGTTTCATCCCTACCAGGAACTTCACTCCAGTGAACATCGGTTGGAATATATTCATTCTTCTTCTTTTCTGCATCGTGCCACATGCGGTAGAAGTGATTCATACCATGTGGTGTGGATACAATAATTACCTTCGTGCTCTTACCAGAAGTAATAGTAGGATAAACAGATGCAAAGAAGGAATCTGCAATATGGTTTGGAACGAACGCAAATTCGTCCAAGAAAAGGATATTGAATGACATGCCTCGGACAGCACTTGCAGACGTAGAAGCAGCCAGAATCTTTGATCCATTCTCTAATTCTAAAGAACCTTTATTCCATGATATAATACCTTGTTGCATCCATTTGGGTAGGTTCTCGTATGCAGTCTGTAACCTATCCAGGAGCTCCCTTGCGGTTGCTGCTTTGTTTGCAAGGATACCTATGTTAACATTGTCATTAAAGACGGCATAATGGAGCAGGAAGGACACTACAGTGGTTGATTTACCAGTCTGTCGTGGCATCTTACAGATATTAAATCTATGATTGTGGAAGTTATTGACTAACTTCTCCTGAAAAGGATACAACTGAAAAGGTTGCAATCCCTTATCCAGAGTCACAATCTTCACATAGTTCTTTGCAAAGTAGACAGGATCTTCCTTACATTTCACAAACTCAAGAATCTGATCCTGAGTAAACTCAATAGGAGTATTTGCTTTTTTTAGTAACGGATTACCGAGATAGACATCATTTGACATAACGAAAACCTACTACTTAATTACAGTTCCAACGACGAAGTGCTTTATTGATTCTTGACTCTGGATCTCTCGAAGTTTCTGCAGAAGTTAATTTATTTTTCATACCTTTCATGCGGCTGCAAAACGATGAACGACGTTTTGCTCTTTTACCGCTAGGATTTTTTTCAGTAACTGCTGTTTGAAGTTTGGAACCTGGATTTTCTCTACGATAAGCATTGACTGCTTTTTGACTCAAACCATCAGTCTCGTCTTGACGATTTACTTTTTGCCAATCTTCCCCAATAGTTTTATTATTCAGTAGATAATTTTTAGATCTTTGATCGATAACTTGAATTAGTGGCATCCCTGGTTGAAGTCCAGATACATTATATTGAAGAACTTGAGATCCTGGATATACCTTTTGAATCTCATCAGTCACATCTTTTCTGGTTGGCATATTTGGTTGTGGGAAGAACATTCTTGCGGAATAAGTCTTTCCTCTCCAAGAAAGAATAACAGCAATAATGTTTCCATTTTCCCCTTGAAGTCGAGTTGCTTCTTCTAACTCAACTTCTTCACTTACAGATTTCCAACCACCACCTTTTGACTTATACCATTTTGATGCCCAACCATTAGCATATGCACTTGGATATACGTCAAACTTTTGTCTGGCAAGTGCCTTTGCTCTAGACCAAAGTTTTGGATTAGTTGGTTTGTTTTCTTCTTCTAATTTCTTTAGTTCATCTTCGCCTTGAATTTGTTCAAGAATATCATTAACTAATTTACTTTCACTCGTTGGAACGCAATTGGGAACAATTTTCTTTCCTTTTTTCTTCATACCAACTTGCTTATATCCAGACCAACATGCTTCATCCATCTCCCCACTATCTACGTAGTCTGCAGCACTATCTAAGTAATCTGCTGCCTTTGTAATCTTGGATTGCACCCATGCTTCAATATTACCCTCACCTTTACCCATTTTCTTCTGAAGTCTTTTAACAGCATTTGCTACAGTTGACAATTCAGACCTAGCCATAGAATATTCATGATCTTTTACCGAAAAATCTTCCCATGCTTTTTTCCCATAAGAGCATTCTGATTTGGTTTCTCTCTTATCGCAAAGAGGGCAATATCTTTGATCTTCCATTTCTTCTTTAATCTTATTGGATACCATGATGGGTTTTCCTCCTTTACCAGATCTATCAGCAACAGGATCTTTTTCTCTTTTTCTCTTTACTGCAGCAGCAATTTGATCCTTAGACATTTTTGCTGCTTTTTCTTTTGAAAGACATTTTGGTTTTGGTTCTCCAGGTTCACGAGCACATTTACCAATTCTTTCACCTTTAGTATTATATCTATCCCATCCTCCACCACCAGATCCACCCTCTCCACCTTTTCCAAACCAATCACGAAGATCTTCAGATACTTTTACATCTTTGAATTGCTTATGATGTTTTTTTGCATCCGATTCCATTTTCTTCAAACGAGTATAGTAGTCGGGAATTTCATCTAAATGTTGGAGGGCAATTTCTCGAGCAAGATCATGATTTTTAGTATGCTCATGCTCAATAGGTTCTCCCATGTCAAGTTGCTTCTGAATAAAAGAAACATCAAGTCTATGCTTCTTAGCAATCTGTTCAACTGTTTTGTATGGTTTTAATTGCTCTTTCATTCAAAAATAAGAATCCTTTTTATATTTAGGAATCAATAGTTGTTCTAATAATTTTAAAGTTTACTGGAGTTGCCCCAGATGTTGGAGTTGCTAAAATCCTCACATAATTTCCGGAGACATCACTATCAAAAGAAGATAAAACACCAGCAGTCTTTACCGTTGCAAATTCTGTATTATAAGTAATGCTGCCATCATGAACAACTAAAAACTCAGTTGTTTGATATGAAGATCCTTGATTTATTTGAATTTGATATTTTGCTGATCTGAAAGAACTCTTCAAAAAACTATCTAAAGCAAATTGACTAGAAGTTGTTGTTGTAACTCCAGATATGTTAATATTGGAAAAGTTTTTTTGGCTAATCAGTTTAGGCATTTGCAGTTTCCAAAATACTTAAGATCAATTTGAATGTCAAATTCGCACTAGCAGAAATCACAACAGAATCACTAGTTTCCAAAACTAACTTACCATCCATAGGAACAAAAGCATCATTTGGAGGAACTGCTACTCCTTTGGCAATTTCTGTAGATGTTGTGCTTCTCTTATGAGAAATAGTTACGGTTTCTGTAGTAGAACCAATATTTGTGATATGAGCATATAACACAATAGAAGTATATCCAGTAGGTGCTGTATAAGCAGTTTGAATTCCTGAGGTTACTTCTAATGTTACTGTTCTGAAATTATTGAGTGCTAATTGTGCCATACTAACTTAATGCTAAGATGAACGGTGTCATTTGATTAAATAAACTTCTTGTAAATGCTCTAC